CGCTTCAGCAATACTGGAGTCTTCTCCAGGATATCGCGTCGGAAATGGGTAGAGGTTTGTGCCTTGTCCGGGTGGTATTGCTGATCCTTCAACCGTTGAAGAAGCTGGCGGTATGGTGTGGGATCTATGTCATGCTTCTTGATGGCTCGGACAAGCGTTGGGTAATCAGTTGAGCCCAAGCCCTTCTTGGAAAATCTTGTGCCGTCTTTGAGAAGGACAGGTATGTGTGGGGGTCGACTGAGCAAGTAGTTCCAGATATGTCCCTGAACCGGTATCTTATTCTGAAGTGCGGCCCAGATATACAAAGCCGACTGGGCGTCAAGAATACGGAATCCCAGATTAGGAAGGGTCTTGTGGTTCTTATGGTCAACGATCCAAAGACCGTACTGGTTTTCGATGAGAAGATCAAGTCGGCATCTGTAGACATTTCCGTCAGGGAGTTCCACTTCCAGTGTAAACTCGACCTCATGGATAATCCACGGATCATTCACGTAATGCCACTTATACGATAGCCAAGTTCTCCACACATCCCGAGGCAGATCACCCAGTTCGGCTTTCTCCTCGTCGAAGTACTTCGAAAACTCCATCGTGAACTTCTGGTGGACTGCTTTGACATCTTCACCCTTGTAGTCCGCTTCCATCAACGCGTGCATCCAAGTACCAAAGCGAAGCGGACGACCATACATCTTCGGCTTCAATCTCTGAATGTACTTGTACTCGAACTGCTTGGGGCAACGACGCATGGCCTTCATCATGGAGTGGGTTGTGATCCCCTGCCCCGTCGTAGGGTCCACATACACCGGCTCACCTGGTGTCCAAAGTCGGCCCCCTATAGAGACCGGAGTGACGGTAGTGGTCATTAGTCGTTGCCCCTTTGCATTACCATAGATGATATCATCGACGGAAACCGACGGCAAATCACTCGTTCTTAACGAGGACTTGTTCAAGGTGGTCAGGATTCCAGTAGATGCAATACCATCCCTGGCCTGCAAGCCGGACCCCCAGTTTCCCGTTTTCCGATCGGATGCCGACCTCGAGCACCGCCCTCAACTGATCGGACTCATGAACGATAAAGTCTCCAACGACTATGTCGCAGACCTTCTTCCAATCCCACTTGTGCATACTCATGCAGCAATCCTTTCTTCCACGAACTCATCGTAGTATTTGGCAAAGTTATATACCTGTTCGTCAGTGAGTTCCTTTGCATCACCCCAGTGACTTCCGACCTTGATATCAGCCACGATCGGGATATCCAGATCAACCCCGAACTTCTTCTTGAGCGGCAAGTTCTCCATCACGCGCTTGATAATGGGGAGAGCTCTGGCAAGGTCTTCGTTTTTGACCTCGAAGTTGATGGCATCATGCACCAGTGCGAGAACATGACCCTGAATACCTTTCCTCTTGAACTCATCATCTATGAGAACCATCGACAAGGCGCACATATCCGAAGCCATCGCCTGGACTGGGGAGTTTATCGCTTGCCGTTCAGCCTCATCGCGTACCATCTTATCAGCACTGAAGATGTCAGGAAGATGCCTGATACGTCCCATAGGAGACTGGACTCGCCCGTACTCATGAACAATACGACGTTGCCTATTATGCCAGCGAACGAAACCAGGATACATATCGAAGAAATCTCTTCGACTCTGTTGAGCCGCCTCTTCCGTGAAGTCAACACCATACTTCTCCTTAGCCGTCTTCATGAACTTCTTCCACCACATTCCATAGAGGTATCCGAAGTTCACTGGCTTCGCTGCCTTGCGTTCTTCCTTCGTGATCTGAGACTTAGGCTTGCCAGTCATCTTGGCAGCCATCTCAAGGTGAACATCTACCCCAGAGCGGATGAGCCGTAGTCCGTTACTGTCTCTAGAAATGAAGACAGCGAGACGGAATTCGATCTGTCCAAAGTCAGCCTCAACAAAAGTCCATCCTGGCGGAGCCCCAAACAACCCGCGAATAAAGGGGTCTCTAGGTACCTGTTGTAGATTAACACCTCGCCCTCTATCCTTGCGGGAAGAAATCTTCTCCTCGTCTTCCTTACCACTAGATAGACGGCCGGTGACTGTCCCGGCGAGCTTAAACACTGTATGTATTCTACCGTTCCCATCAACTACCTCCGAGTAGCGACTCACGTAAGTGCTGCAGTACTTCTGCCACTTCGATCTTTCCTCAAGCAACTTCAGTACAGGGTGGTCCGCATACAGGTCTTTGAGTTGAATCATCGTCGACTCAGCCAGTGATGGATCGCCCAGACTTCCATCTTCTTTCTTCTTGCCCCGTTCTATGACCGGGAACTGAAGCCAATCGAACATGAACCAACGCATCCAGTTACTTGCGTTGAAGTTCACCTCTGCATACTTCTGTTTCTTGCCCATCTTAGGCCAGGGTATACCAGTACCCATCGACCCCTCAGTAAGAGCAATGTCAGGAACGAACTCCATCAACTGACGATCAATCTCATCACGCATGTCGAAGGCTATCTTTGTGGCCGTCGCCAGTCGCTCCCGATCAATCCAATGGCCTCTCATTTCAGCCTCAATGAGCTTCTCGTTTGCTGGTATGGTCAGCAGCACGAAAATACGAAGGAGTCTTGGTTGAGCGATCAACTGCTCACGCAGGATCAGGTAGATGTGGTAACCATAGAATGTATCGAGGCAGTTGTAGTTGAGGATTGGTCGGAGGGGTTGATTCCACAAGTCCTTCGTGTCGATGCCCCACGGCGCCACACCCAACAACATTCTTCCCAACGGTTTCAAACCCTTGAGTCGGTTCTCATCTAGCAAGTGGGCGGCCAGCAGGGTGTCGAAGGTAACCTTCATCATCACCCCGTAAGCCCTCATCCACTTGGCATCGAACTTCCCATTGTGGGCGATCTGCTTAGAGATTCCCTCGAGCGCTGGCTTCAGGAATAACAGTACCTTTTGCCAGTCCTTTCGGAAGGGTGACTCTGGATGGTGGAGAGGTATGACCCAGGTGGAGACTCGATCGCCGATAACCATTGTACCAGCAAGAGAAACTATGCCACCCTCAGCATCCCATTCATCCTGACCATGGGTTTCAATGTCGTAGTAAAGAAGATCAGCTTGGTATAGCTTTTGCTTGAGCTTGATCAACTTTTCTTTGGTGTTGATGATGGCGATCTTGGGTGGTTTGAGTCCATCTGTGAATCCGTTGACGGTCGAAGCAAAGAGTTGGAGGTCGGCTTGCCAAGCACCCTTCTGACCTGGGTTTCTCGTGACTGAGGCGGGAGAGACTGTAGCCACGATCTTAGCGCCATATTTTTCCTCGACACGACCCCTCCACTTCATGATTCCAGAATGCCCAGTTAGGGCAGATAGTGCTTCGTTACCAAATCCGAGAATGAACTTAGGCTTGATGGCTTCGATCTCTTTGAGAAGGTAGTTCTCAGCGCAGGTTTTTATACCCTTCCTGCCAGGGTCTTGCTCGAATGATCGACACTTGACAACCGATGTGAAGAAGCATCGCTCGAGCTCCACATCCGCTGCCATCAGTTCTTGTTCGATTTGCTCCTGGTACGTCGGTGAGTTCGGCATACGAGAAACGATTAGGATGTCGGCATCATTCCGACCAAACCCCGGCTCGCACACCTCATCGGTGAACTCATGCATCTTACAGAGTGTACATCCCGCATCATACATGATGGGAAAGAGATCGGGGTTTCCCTCATCGATCATCATAGTTTAATGATATCAACTCCAGCTGCCCGGAGCAATACTTCCCCGTCTTTTATTCTGTAGTCCATACTATAGTATACAGACTTGATTCCCGCGTTGACGATGAGTTCTGCACACTTAAGGCAAGGGAGGTGAGTAGTGTAGAGATTTGCTCCTTCGGTGGCAATACCATGCCGAGCGGCGAAAGCAATGCAGTTAGCTTCTGCATGAACAGATCGAGAACAACCGCCCTCTGCAACTCGTTGTTCATCCGTGCATCCACTGGGATCGGTACAGTGAGGCAACCCAGAGGGTGGCCCATTGTAACCAGTGGCGAGTACTCGACCATCTCGGGATATGACGGCTCCCACTCGAGCTCGGCTGCAAGTACCCCGCTGCGCCACCACGTGAGCGATTTGCATTGACACTTCATCTCTAGACAGCCGCTCCATAGGTAGTGTCCTCCTCATCTGGCCCAATCTCTGTGCCTTTAGTTCGTTGTTCCCATTGCTGCAGTTTGTAATCCACGATGGGATAATCTCCTCGGAAGATATGTAGGGAAGTAATGTGCATCATCAGCCGCATCGGAATGTCTTCGGATAATGCCTGCATCATCCACTGAAGCAATCGAGCGGCCATGTATACATCGTCAGTGAAGTGCCTGAGCAGGTCACAGGAACGAATGAAGTAGACGATGTCAGCCCGACCTGGTCGAATCAAGAACTGATATCCCAGAGTGCAAGGAACTCGCTGCCCATCGACTGCGCCAGTATCCTCAGGGAACCAGATCGGTAGGTAGGCCTGCCTTGTCAGTGGATTCTTCATGAGCTGCTTGACCACGTCGATCAAGTCGCCATACTCATATCGAATACCATTGTGTGGTACAAAGACTTGCCGCCCATTCGGTCTCGTCTCCCCCTCGTTGGCCATCTTCGGCCACATCCGCTCAGGGTATGTGTGAGAGAACTTCTCTCCATCGACCTGTTTGTGAACCGCGTTGCTTGCCTGAGCATAGGGCCAGTATGACTCCGAGGGAGGAGGGTTCAATGGATAACCACTGACTCGCTCGGCGAAATGATCTTCAGCCCACGGACGACTCAGTGTGTCCCCCATCTGAGCATCGAGTTCAGGCTTGGTCGGCGGGATGTCCATCCAGAAAGTCGTATGGGGTAACTCTCGACTGATCATATCTGGATTGCTACGGACATTCTGGGATTGCCATTCGCCAACCTCGACCTCAGCCCCCTGCTGCTTGACCGCCATCAGTAACTCGTGATAGTCCTTCTCGAACCTGCTTGCCACGTTGTCTCCTGTCCTTTGCCGCTTTGTTCTTCTTTCGAGCTGCGTCCGAGTTCATAATGAACTTGGCATAGAGAATCAAGGCATCATGGAACTCTCGCTTGGCCTTGACCTTGACTTCCCAACTGACCTGCCAGTCAGGTAACTGAGTCAGCTTAAGCCATCGGACTTGCTTCAGTTCCATGTCCTTATAAAGTTCTTGGGGATCATACTTGGGTTGCCTAGCCAACCTTGCCTCCCTAGCTTCCCTTCTTTTCTTACCCTCACTCATCGTCATCGAGGTCATCGAACTCCACGTGGTCACCTGTGACCAGCAATGGGGCTCCCAACGAACCGGGATTGAATGGAAGATGGATTCCCTTGAAGTCGAGATCAGAGATCCAGCAATCCTCCAAAGGCTGGTATGCCTTGAAGAACTCCTTTTGCTCCCCCTCCTTCGGTCCCTTCTTGTAGTAACTCCAGCCCTCAAACTCTTGAGCTCGCTCGTACCCGAGCACTTCGGTGTGGTATCGACGACGAATCCTACGGTAAGTGTTGTAAGTCATGTCGCCAAGAGTTTTGCCATTGGCATCGTCGAGAATCAACTTCTGCAGCCACTTCCTCGTCAACTGCAAGGCAGGCCGGGAGTTCACGTAATCCCAGTCTCCAGTCTCCTTGAGCTTGTTCTCACTGAAACGAAGCCATCGGCGATACTGTTTCCTCAGCACTGGATCAGGGTTGTTCAGCAAGAATGCCATGGACTTGAAGTTGTGGTATTGCATGGCCTCGTTCATCCAAACGAATGCCATATCCTCCACATCCATTCCCAGCTCTGCAGCCAGATACTTACCAGCCATCCAGGCCACAGAAAGATCAAGGCCAGATAAGTACCCAAGATAACAAGTCCGAGAATAGAGAGTAATCTGCGGAGCAGGCTGGGCTTTGTAGGTGATACCCAGCATACAACTACCCCATCGTCGAGTTTCTTTGTTTCCAAATGCCTCACCTCCTCGTGCTTTCACTTCATGTGTTCTCATGTGGGCCATGCCTCGACCGTTGGTACCAATGTACTTGGTCGCTTTCTCAACCCACTCGATAAAACCATCCCGGTCAACGTACTGTCGAACCATCATGGTCCATCGTTGAGGAGTCAACCAAAGAGTCTTCAGATTGAAGTCCCATTTCATGGAGTCAGCAGCGGCAACACAGTTATGCATCTGCACATCGACTCCCGAGATTACATCTAAGTCCTCCCTTCCTGCATGAATGATTCTGTTGCAGAGCTTGTCATGCAACTCCGTCATGTTGCCGGCCCTAAAGGCCCGGACTGGAGTGGTCATCTCTCCCTCGTTCTCATAGCGGCGAAATCGGCGTATTCCTGAGCATGTTCAACATTGCAGAACTTCCTGCCATGCAGGGTATATCGAGCCAAAGGATCAACCTCACCCAGGTCTCGATGACACTGAGCGCATTTGTCTTTGACCCCGTCATAACCCTCCTCCTGTCGCTGGGCATTGACTGCATTCTTCTCGATGTAGCGCCGAGTGAACTCATCAGCGATCTCTGTTGGAGTCATACCCTGACATCCACACAAGAGCAGGTTCATGAAGAAGTGCCAGGCATCCACCATCTCCTTCATGAAGGCATCATGGTTGATATGACGAGATGTCGCCCAGGGCTTCCATCCGACTTCAGCCATAGCTTCATGAATCTCATCCTCACAAGCCCATGCATTCCATCGCATGAAGTCTGCCATGTCATCCCCACGAAGGTCTGCTGGCACTCGATTGGGTGGCGGCATCTTGAGCTGTAACTGACGTTGCATCTCCAACATCAGTTGGAATCTATCCTCCATTCGCTTCCCTTTCCGTTCGTGCATTGGCCCAACGAATCAAGTTCGCAAGGTGTGGGAGGTCGGGCATCGTGTAATCCCACACCATCTGGGATGTTGTGCAGCAACTCATGGCCCCATAGAACGCTACGTATGCGAGGTAGATCTCTTCGATGTGGTCGATCAATCCCCTACCAGAGTCATCTTCCCTGAGCAGATTCTCCTTGACTATCTCGAGGGGAGGCAAACACCAGATGATGACCGGGTCGATTTGACTCAACCGATAGTGCTGCAGTTTCATCCACATCGGATCAGTCAATGGTTCAACCATCGTTCGATTCTCCAACATGGTATAACATGGTGAGGAGATCAGTGCAAACCGATCATACAACCTCATGCCAAACCCCTGAGCTAACTGTTGTTCTATCCAACCTCCCGGTGGGGTCAAGGACACTGCCTGAGCAGATGTCTGTTTTGGTTCTCTTGTGATATCCCAGTCATGTTCTATCTGAGACACAAGAGTTGTCTTACCGGCACCATCCGGCCCTTCGACAATGATCATTCCAACCTCCTAATCAAGTCGATCATGGTATCGTATCAGATTCTGATTCCCGCGTCAAAACCTTCATTCTTGAGCTAGGTAACTCCAAACCGCTGTCAGGAGTTCATTGGCCTTCTCGGTTCGCTCAGGTTCTTCGAGCAAGTTGATCGACTCAATCCTCTCATGAGTCTCCTCATGGTCGGCATAGATACGATGAAGATAGTCCCATACATTCGGTTCCCATGCAGCTGGTGTATCAGCCATTAGCTAACCACTTGTCCTTTCTTGATCCGGTCATCGCCTAGCCGCTCCTCCATCTGCTCCTTCTTCTCCGGATTCAGGTGCAAGTTCTTGACCATGGCTAGATAACAATCGCGTGCCATCATCTGAACAATAGCATCAGGGTGTCTATATCCAATGACTTCCAACGCATGCATGACATGGGCATACCAATGCTGTGGGAGGTGACCAAACTCAGAAGGTCGGAATGGATATGGGGGTAGTGATTGGAAAAACGCTCCAGGAATATCAACCTCTCGAGGGTCAGCTGGATTCATGAAACACCAGCGAATGAAAGCCGTCAGACGGCGTCCCGGCGACTCAGCAAATCCTGTATCAGTCCACTGTTTTGGTTCATCATCACACCCCCTGACCGATGTGAGAAGTGTTCCCTGTTCTCTCAGCTGAAGTTTGGTCACCCACTTCTGGAGAACACTAACTTGGTTGTTTGGTAGTTCAGTCATTTGAAGTTCCTTAGTAGCCTTTCTGGTGATTCGTGGATCATTTTGACCACATCTTGGTCAGTGAGATAAGACTCATAGTGCAGTTCGTCGATCGTTCCCCTTGCTTGTAGGTAGATGTATCGGTTTGCCTTCCCTGACAGAGCATTCCGATCACGCGATTGGGTATGGTCAACATAGGACTGAGTGATGTTGTACCAGATCATTGTGCTGGCAGTTCGCAAGTCGATTCCTAATGATCCAGCCTGAGGATTCATCACCATCAATGCCGGTCCGGGCTTCTCTCTGAACGTACGTATGTGATTCGTTCGCTCGGTTCGTTTCTGACCGCCGATGATGAGATTAGGTTGGACCTTGAATCCTCTGAGCTTGGGCGAAGAACAGAGTTGAGCCACTCCTTGTATGTCAGCCCGGAATCGTGCGCAAACGACCAACTTCTCTTCTTGGTCGAACCAGTCTTCAAGAAGGTCTTCAAGTACTCTAAGTTTCTCACGTCCGATTCTAACCAACCTGCCACGCGGGTACTTATCGGTAGGTTCAGTTCGGGCAATCCCCGAAGCAATCTGAGAGAGACGGAGATTCTGAACGAGGCGGATTGAAGCCTCAGTGTATTCCCCACTTTTGATCTTCGCCACCATCTCTTCAGCCATTTGGTCGTATACATCAGCACTTTCCTCCAGATCAACGTAGATTTTTTGGTCAGGGTATGCAGGTGGAAGATCGAAACACTCATCTCTAGTTACAGCAAACGATTCTGCATGAACAAGTCGACGTAGTTTTGGATTGTGTCGGACTCCAACGAACTTGTCGTATGTCGCCCTCGGTCTTCCAGGAACTCCAAGGGTAATCCATCTTCCATACTCCGCCTTGAAGCTAGCTGAAGTATGCCTACTGCCATCCTCGTCAATAAGAAGTGGTGACTCAGGATTAAGAAACTTCCATTGCATGTAGAGATCGAAGGTGCGCTTCGCCTTAGTAACGGCGGTTCCAGTGCAGATGAGACGGTAATCAGCAACTGGCCCCAGCCGCACGAGTGCGGTAGACTTCTTAGCTGACGGAGACTTAATGCGGTGGGACTCATCCAGAACGAGGAGCTGAGGTGACCATGCTTTGAGAGCTCGGACAACGTCATATCTACCCCCTCGTTTACGTGATCGCACGAGGGAACCATCTTCCCGTCTACCAGTCGACTTCCCCGGCGTGGAAAATGCGTCATAGTTAATAATGACAAAGTCGAGAGTTGTTCGTCCATACTTGGGTAGTTCATTTCGCTTACGCCCCTTCTTGTCCCAAATGGTAATGGTGTACTTGAAGGGACAGTGCGCAGCAATCTCATCCACCCACACATCAATGATGCTGACCGGACAAACTACCAACACCCTACTTACCAACCCTTGCTGATGTCGAATCGAAGCGAAGTCAATGGAGACCTTGGTCTTTCCTGTTCGAGGTTCCATCAACAGGGCGCCACCCCATTCCTGTTCCAGTAACTTCTTTAATGCCGCGTACTGATGTTTATACGGCGTGGTCTTGAACTTGTACTTGGCCATCCGGCCCGTACCCCTTTGGGTTTGTGTCGTTCGAGTTTCTGTAGCCCCAGGCAATCACCAAGGGTCGAGTAAGGTTCAACCACATATGCGGTCCACCATGCCTGTCGATGAGATCACAGCGGCGACCTTCTCGTTGAACTTGACAAAGTGGAGGCATCAGAATGGTGGAAAGAGTTTCTTGGCAACGCAGACACCGCAGTTGCACTTGATCTTGTTGGGGTTTCTGCATTCCCAGGTTCCCATCTGTTGAACTATCTGAGCCATCTGCACGATTCTCAACTTTGGTTTGCTCATGATCCGATAACCCTGTTTCATGAAGCGGTCATCGGGATGGCGAGGGTCACATTGGATGCAGATGATGAAATCTTTGTAGCGAGGGGTTCGAGGCTTACGATCTTCATAGCCAGCATTGACTACGAATGGTCGTTTGCAGATGTCACAGAAGACCCAGAGGGCATCCGAGTCATTCAATCGTGCGATCGTGCCTTCTCGGTAACGCTTAGGACTGATGCTTTCGATGTAGTCATCGGTTAACACCCTCCCCATACGCCAGTTGAATATCTGACGCTCAGTAAAATATTGCATAGTTAGATCATATCATCCATAGTCATTGAGGTCAAATGCCATGTTCTCGCAACTAGAACAAAGGGGAATCACCCCCTTGACGCCCCCTCGCATAGCGATTATAGTTGATGACATCGGCAATCGAGCAGTACGCACACTGCTCCTCATCACAGAAAGAGTGATTCACCATGGCCAAGAAGGCTGCCACAACGGTAGTCGAAGACGAAGACGAGGATGTCGAAGTCGAAGACACCGAAGAGGCCGACGCGGAAGTCGAAACCATCTGGGGGGTTCAGGACCTCATCAAGCTGGTGAAGACCAAGACCGGCAAGGACTACAAGCCCCGAGAGGTTCGCACCCAGCTCCGAGCCATGGCTCGACGCGGCGAGATTGACCGGGAGATCATCCCCGGCAACAAGCAGCGCTACAGCTGGTCCGGTCCCGACGATGCGGAAGTCAAGGCGTTCATCAAGGCAGTCAAGGGCGGTGAGATCGAGAAGAACAAGAAGGCCGCTCTCGACAAGCTGAAGAGCGACAAGGCGAAGAAGAACGCCGCCAAGTCCAAGGCGACGCCTGCCACCTCCAAGAAGGGGAAGCCCGCCCCCGAGCCCGACGAGGACGACGAGGAGGAGTGATCGGGGAGCCGCTGGCCAAGTAAGGGGTCTGGTCTCCCGATCGCACCCAAACCTTAAGACCAGCTCTTCCGAAGCATTAGGCCTCTGGATGAATGAATCCAGGGGTCTTTTGCTGTGTGTAAACCTATGACTTTCCCCTCGATTGCGCTGCATCATTCACCCTATTTCATGTTGGGGAATCAATAGGGATCAAATGGAGATACACACAATGAATCCCCTGACCGATCGAATCGCGTCGACCAATCAGGGGACTCAGACTATGTGATGATGAAGTACAAGATCACCGCAGCCAAGACTGCGATCGCGGTGACGACGAGGAGGTCCTGCAAACTGAGGTTTCCCTTGTCCTCCTTCAATGTGTCGGGTGGGGCTGGATTCATCACTGATGCCGTGCCCGATTCTCCGAACCCAGATGCGAGCAGACACATCAGGAACGTACCAACCGTTGCATAGATGAGACCCCGCCACGTTGCATCAGACCAGTCCTGAGGCCAATCCGTAGTCGCAGCCAGGATGCTCAGCAACACAACGATAAACGTTCGTACTGTGCGCTCCAGGGTATCCAGCCAGAACGAGGCTTTTTGCCACGAACGTTGGACATCTGTCATTTGGTTTCCTTTCTCTAGGGCTTCCCGGTCTTGAGCCACACCTCGATGAAGCTTTCCCAGGTAGCTGCCTCGACGACCCCGGTAGGACCGCCTGAGACCTTGAAGAACGACTGCCAGTTCTTGACAGCAGTCTCGGTCATGGAACCGAACTGACCATCAGCGGTCAACTGGGCTCCCGAGATTTCGTTCATGATTTGTTGGATACGAATGACCTCAGGACCATGGGAGCCCTTACGGAGTTCGACTGTCTGATATACCACGTTGATCTGCCCTCCTGGAGGTGTGGGATCGGGATTCGGGGGAATGACAATACCGGACTCATAGTCCAATACTGCCTGAGGAATCGCGTCACCACGGTAGTAACGCCAGTGCCACTTTTCAGATTGCAACTCGGCACAGATGCCAAACCGATCACCATTAGCAATGATCCAGAGGACTACTTTGTCTCTGATGGGATCGGGCGCCGAATCGTCATCATATTCCTCAGCGATGTCAAGAGCTAATCCCCAGCCATGGTTCGACTCTCCAGGTATCGCCGCAGTAGCCAATGAGAAATCCTTCTTGATCCAGTACACTGATGTGTACCCATACACAGCTGCTGCGCCCCAGTATTTCCGGTGAGCGGAAGGTGTGTTGTTGTAGACCTCGAAGGAGACGGGCTTGTATCGGCTGAGGAACAGTTGGAGTTGTTCGATGAAGGTTCGATAATCCCCTACTTCCTTGAGCACCACACCCAAAGCAGCACGCAGATCGAAGAACATCGCCCGGAATGCTCGGGCTGCAGTCTTCTCCATCACTGCAGTACCAATGCCGATCAAGGCAAGCAAAGCAGTAGGAAGTTGACCATTCTTCAACCCATTGAGAGTGGATGGTTTAGTAACTGGTTTGATGGGCAAAACTAATGCCATATTACCTCCTAGGGTCTCCTACAGTCGTCGACGGATTGTCTGCGATCTTTCAGGGCGAGTGCTAGGTCTTCAGCATGATTCCGAAGGGATGCACCTATATCTGATGCAACTGTCCCCTCAGCTAGTGCAGCTAGCCCTCGAGCGATATCGAGTTGGATGTCAGCCAAGGCTTCATCATATGCCAAAGCAGCAGGCCGGAGACACCGAAGCTCATCCTGAAGTTCCTGATTTTGACGGTTGGTGTCATCAGCAATCTGTTGAGCCGAGTGTCCGTTTACAGCTAGGATTACAGAGATACCAATGACACAGATCAAAGCCACCGACAGAGAGATCATGACGATCTTAGGGATATAACTAAGTGCGCCGATCGGTGTCGTCTCTTCGATGTGTGTCGTCATTGTCGAGGCTTCGTCTTTCAATGATTCCGTTAAGTCGCTCAATGGTTTCCTCACAGTGCTCAAGTTCTTTTTGGTGACGGGTCACTCGTAGTCGGTGTTCCTCGATGGTGAACTCATGTCTTACAACCGCCAACTTCAGAGTTTGAACCTCTTGCTCAAGTGTGAAGATGGTTTGATCCTTTTCCTGCACTTCCGCTTCAAGCCCATCTTGTCGTTCTCGAAGGTCCTGGTTCTCCTTGATGTAGTAAACCATGAACTCTTTCTGAAACTTCAGAGTCCAACGAATCATGTAGAAGATCATTGGAATGGCAGCAAGGCCCACAATCGCCAGTGTAATCGGGTTCGCCGATTTTATGACATCAGAGAATCCACCGGAGCCACTGTCCTGAGCCAGAAACATGTAGACATATGGTGTCCAAAACATTTACACCTCCACAGGTTCCTCCCAGCTGATGATCACGTAACCATGACCGGAGTTTTCTCCATCTTGAGTTTCCAAATCCCAGCAGGCAGTGCTGGCTGCACTAGTTCCGCCACCTCCTCCGGACTGACTCGGGGAACCAACACCTTGACCACCCTCTCCACCAAACCATCCACCTCCACCGCCTCCTCCACCAAAGGAGAAGAAGTTTCCATCCCAGAAGGCAGCCCCACCTTGATTGGCAGTACCATCGGTACCAGCACTAGCGCCAGAACCGCCCGCAGATTGTGTGGCACCAGCACCATGCTGAGAGTTACCTCCAACAAGATATCCGCCCTGTCCACCATAGGGACTCGGATTAGAGGCAGACCCTTCTCCATGACCACCACCTGCTCCAGCCAACTGGATAGTGGAAGTATAGGCAGTTCCTGCTGGTCGAACATCAGTCGATCCGCCTCCACCTTGCTGACTAGCAAAGGGTCCAGCAGAATCTCCACCATTGGGCCATCCGCCACCCAACACACCTGCCCCTGGAGAACCAGGAGCACCGCCAACGTAAATATCCCAGTCACTACCCGGGATGATGTTATGCATGGCACGAAGCATGGCACCCAAACCATTGGGACCAGCACCATGAGTTTCGATCTGATATTCGCTGACATCGTCCGGAGCAGTCCAGTGTTGAACTGCACCCGTGAAGTCGAAGCGAATGGAGTTTGGCAGCGTGACATTCTGTCGCGTTGTCCCTCGAGCAAGAACCCAAAGGTTCGAACGATCTGCTGCAATGTTAAGACCATTGGATACACTATTGGAGTACATTCTCACAATCAGTGTAGTAGTACCCGCAGGGATTTCCTTCTTGCCCCAGTTCAACGAGAGATCTACTTCTTGACCATTGGTCAAAGACAAAGTCTTAGTTGTCCACCATGGAAGACCTGTCTCACTATCAGTGAACTCAATCGTCACGGTAGAAGAACCAACCGCCACACCCTTGAGCGTATATCCGACGACCCATTCTGCATCAGTGGTTGTCCGCAGCTTGATGCGGTTGATGATCTGAGAACCCTGCCAAACGAATCGAGGAGTGTTCAAGTTACAGCTGACGAACAGTTCCCAGTTTCGACTGGTATCACTGCGAGCAGTCGACGTGTTTACATCAGGGATCAATATGGGATTGAATGACAGCTCCACCACATCACGCGACGGCTCATACGGATAAAAGTCACGACGACTAACCCGAGCCCTCTCGCTGATTGACAATGGTTCTGCCTCCACCCAAACTGTATCCCCAGGCAGGAATCCACCCTCGTCATAGTGTACCAGAGTGTTGAGGTCAATGACCTTAGCTGAGTACACAATGCCTGGCTGAGAAGTTACCGCCAGTCGAGCGATCCCCATGTTGTACAATGGAATATCCTCGACAAAACTCTCATCATTGACAACCTCGTCCTTCTGATACCCAGCCCGAGCTTCTTCTTCAGTCAGCCCCTGAGCAATATAGTATGAGTAATCCTCAACATAGGGGGCACCACCAGAAGTCAACGCTGCAACACTCAGTCCATTCTTTCCAAACGGATAGATTCTTGTCGCAGTTGGAGGGGTAACGGTGCGCTTGATCTGCTGAAGATTCTTACCATACCGGAATGAAAGACCAAGGTCCAAGCCGACTTCCGACACGATATCGACTGTGTGGTTGACGCTGTTGAAGTTAATCTCGTTACCAGTGATCTTGGCCCACATCCAGATAAGCTCAAGTACCGTCTTATCCGTCTCACTGATAACGAAGGTCGTGGGATCACCACTGGCCACACCAACTGACCAGCCTGTACCCTCAAGAATGAGAGCTAGTCCAGCCTCTGGGGTATGGTCCAGTTCAAAGGTTCCGACCTTCTTACGATCGGTCAGTCTCATCCAGGAGACTTCTGCTGTCACCCGCTTGACGGGGAAACCTTCTTCAGTAATCTCGTCTTCGATGTTGGTGATGTAGTATTCACCAATGTCATACTGAAGTCGCTCATCAATGGCGACAGTGTCTGCTCGAGGGTCGTCGATGGGGATATCAAAGTATAGAATCTCCGACTGGAAAAGACGGTTGTCAACGTGAAAGTTAATCAATGACCCCTATCCTTTCTCCATCGTACCCATGTACCCATATCAGTTCCCGCTGAGGCTTCAGCTGAGGACGACTTGTCTTGATATTAACACTGCAGATTTGACCTTCCAATGCCAGGGCTTCAATGGGCCACCCTTGTGCCTTGGAGATGATCGTCGAGGCAACTGTACCCTCAAGCGCTAGAGCCGAGATTGGTCGAGGCTGGTGTGAACCCTCGATGTCGAACATAACCATCGAAGTTGAGTTGCCAGCAGCGAAGCCAGTGAATGTAGGTGCAACCTGAGTAGTCGCCCCGAGATGTTGACGACCGGCGAGGATATTCCACTGCGTAGCCCCGAATCCACCTTGACCCCATGACCATAGTGGTGTAAAACCCTGTTCTGACCCTGACTTGAGCGTAGTAGGTGTTCCAGTTGTACCTCGTGAGTTAACAGCGATCACATACGTATTGACATCATCAATGGTTGTCAAATCAGCAGGCGTTTGATCTGCGACGTTTCCACTTCCAGTGACTGCTGTCTGCTTATCGTATTGAAGAGCTCCCTTGAAGCCAATGATACGACCAGTGATGTTGTTACCAGAACTCGTCAGTGTGACGCCAGTATCGCCTCCAACGAATGTCCTCTTCCAAGCCGTGAGTCTCGAACCTGACGAACCATCTAGGTTCCATACACGAGTCCACCCGGCCGGATCATTGAATCCGTATGTTCCGTTACTGATTGAACCAACGGCGACCATGATATCGCCTGGAACAAGATTAGATGGAACTGCACAGAATACTCCTCCACCACCACCCGTCGCCACCGGACCAAGAAATGGCTCAGGAAACTCAGTTCGCATTCCGTATTGAGTACCTGCACTACCCTGATTCAAACCTCGGAACAAGTTCGGCTGGTTCGCGTTGATCAGGTAGACCATATTATCCCAGGCATTGAACCCGGCAGTGGCGGTCACACCTGTCTGAGCATTGTAGCCATCATGGCATACCATTTTGTCCATCAGCTTGATACCACAAGGCCAGCTGGTACCAACCGATGTTCCACCACGATCGACAAAGCCATTTGCATTAGAAATGCCGGGCTGAGTATTTTGGTACAACAAGGCAATCGGGTTCAGGATACCAACCCAAGCATATGGACTAGTCTCTGCTGGAACCGTATAAGGACCTACAGTCGTACCATAGAACTGTCCCAGGGCATTTGCCCCAAACGGACCCAGTGTGGCATGCACCCCTCGATATACCGCCAGAATCCCGCACACACCTTGACCACTACCATTGCTGAAGGTAGAAGTCGGATTGGCATCCCCTCCGACAAGTCTTTTGTAAAACCCCTGAGTGCCATCATTCAGCGAAGTGGGGAATGGATACCCAGGAATGATCGTCCATCCACTAGGCGTACCACAAACCCCTCCACTAAGTCGTTGAGAGATGAAGATGACCGCGACATCGTCCGCTCGAGTATTCGCTGGCAGAGTGAAAGCCAAGTTGGCGCCACCTGTAGCTGCCGTTGTCACTCCGACGCAGTTGATTTCCTGAGTATGATTGTAGACTGTAGCAGTCGAACTCTGATTGACCGCCCGGAATAGGTTCGGCTGATCTGCGTCAATCAACGCCATCATAACGTCGTTAGCACCAAAGGCAGTGCTAGAAGTCGCACCAGTCCAACCATTGTAGCCATCGGTAACGGCTTTATCCAGTAGGGTAGCAGCACAAGGCCATGAAGTTCCCACCCCCAAAGCCACTTGATTGGTAAATCCGTTTGCGGTTGTTACCGTCGCAGTAGTCGAAGTGTACAAGACATTGAGAAACTCAAGAATCCGTACATTGGCATAAACTTCGTACCCCGCTGCAACAGTCTGAGGACCAATGGTAGCCCCATAACCTGTATTCTGAGCATTGGCGGCGAATGGTCCCAGGGTAAGATGAACTCCCCGATACACTGCAAGCACGCCAACAACACCTTGGCCACTTCCATTACTGAAGGTCGCCTGAGGATTAGCGTCGCCACCTACAAGTCGTTTGTAGAACCCAAAGCAACCATCGTTGGGCGAAGCTGGAAAAGGAAATCCCGGGATTGTTGACCAACCGGTAGGAGCAGTAATGCTACCACCACCGAGTCTTTCGGAGATCAACATCACTGCAACATCGTCAGCTGCTGTCCCACCGGGCAGGGTAATCGTTAGATTAGCCCCACCTGTAGCTGCTGAAGAAGTTCCAACGAGGGAGATGGTCATGGACTACGTCCACCGTTCGAACTGAAGGTCCAAGTCTCCGTCGTCGATAGTGATGGTATCCGTGGCATTCACGGACAATCCGCCTCCTGTTCGAGCAATCACCCACCAAGGGTTTCCACCGCTGGATGCATCCCAGCAACTGATATGAGTGATCACTTCCGTAGCTGCCGCATTGAACCACTGGATCAGAGCAGCATTTTGTGTGGCCCCATTGGCTGCGGCATCCCGAGTGAATGACTGACGAGTCGTTTCTGCTGCCGCATTGTTTGCTGCCGCATTACCCGGGTTTCCAATGTGAAGCTTCACATACAACGTTGTTGGCATGGCGGTGCCATCGAGGAGCGCATTAGCCCCATACGTTGTCAAATATCCTGACATAGTATCTCCTACACTCGGTAACCGTGGATATTGACGCAGGCATGAGTATTTCCTGTACCCATTGCCGGCAGAGTCAGCGTAATGGCAGTGTTAGCTGCAGACGCTGGAATGGGTGGATCGAAGTTGAGCAGAATGGGGACTCCCTGAACAGTAGCTCCCGCAGGGGCCGTGCAGATGAACGAAATCGTACCTGTCAACAAACCCGCCAAAGTAGCGACAAAGTTGGCTGCCGCCGTTGCTCCAGCAAAGGTAATCTCTATTCCAGTCACATAGTTTATGACTGAGGCTGTTGCTGGCATAGCTGCTACTGCTGCAGCATTGGCTACGTTACCCGAAGAAACGTTGACTTGAGTAGAATCTCCTGGTCGTCTGAATCGAGTATTGTCCCGGACTGCCTTGAGTAAAGCGATCGTGTATCCATTGCCCGTCGGTGCTGAAGCATCCGTGTTTGCTCCAATGGCAGTGAGGATCGAAGACAAGGTCGTCAAGGCCGTCGCCAACCGAGACCCCACACCCTTGAGCAATCCGATGACCGAGCCCGGCGTAGTGTCAGTCGCCGTTACTGCAGTATCTGCTTTGGCACCAATCGTAACGATAGCCCCATCATAGGACCGTACACGACCCACCCAATCCTGGGTACCATCGCCCCTGTCCTCGTAGTAAAACGCGGTCCAGATGCCGTCTTGACTTTTGTTGAGTGACTGAGTACCGTAAACAAACCAAGGCATGATTAGTCCCTATACATCTTCCGGTAGTTAACCGAGATTGTGAAACTGGTGGCCGTTCCCGCCTGCTTGACGAAGTGAACATTGTTGACTATACTGGGCATCAACACTGGAAAGGACCCCGAAACTCCAGTAAGCAAAACCGTTGATGGATCGAACGCTCCGGTCAAAGCCTCATCAAGCGACACATTGCCAATGCCTGAGACAACGATCGGTACTGTTGCATTGATGGTTACAGTGGTACCTGAAAGAATATTACCAGCGAAAACTAAAGTATCGCCGTTCACCTCCAGAGTAAAATCCGTCAAAGTTCCATTCGTCGGCGTGATGGAAATGAGAGGATAGGTTGGAGCCAACAACACAGGACTCCAGGTATGGTTGTCATCCGAGTCGCTTGTCCAGTTTTCATTGGTGATGTTGTCGTCGTACGCGTAGGGCTGAATGAGGAAGACAAGTTCGAAGATGCCCGCCTCTCGCCACTCTTCGGGATCAGGAGGATCAGAAAGAGTACCCATGTAATACTTGCCTGGCATGTCACTGATGGTGATCTTGACATCTTCATCCCAGTCCAACCAGTCTGAGACGGTTACCATTGCTGCTCGTCGAGCTTCGGCATCTTCCCCTAAAACAAAACAACTCCATCGCATTTCACGAGTCCCTCGTTTCTGTCCAGAAAACCAAGCCCCAGGCCTGCCTGGTACAGGTACATGGACTCCACGGAATGATCCGAGAAGCGATCGCCAAACCTGACCAATGACCAGTTCAGGAATAGTCGTCGATGAGATTGTGTTTATCGTGGCGATTTTTGAGGCTGCCATCATCCACCGATCCCTGCGAAACTAGGAGTTACCGTAACCCCTCGAGCACGTGCCTGAGTTCTGCGTTCCCTCTCAAGCTTGCGAGCAAGTGTGGTAATGTCTTCGTCCTTACGAATGACTGCCGTACCAACCAACGGGCCGTTCTGGTTCCATGAACCATTCTGAACTGCAGCAGCAGTAACAGGAGAA